TATCCATTGCAAAATCAGTCAGGAGGTCAAGAGAGAATGAACTATAGGCAAGAATGTTACCATATTCCATTTGCTCATACATACCGAAACCTGAACGGATTGTATTTCCAGATTCACCAGCATGACCATATGTTCCATCAGTAAGTTTGTTAGATTTTCCATAAGCTAAAAGACGAGCTTTGTCACGTTCAAACTGAACGTAAAAATCCCAACCTAGTTTATCAATCCAACGAGTCTGAACTTTACCATTTTGATCTATGAAAGCAAATGCAAGAGGTTTATTTTTACCTTTACTAATCATATTACCAGGAACATCATAATTCTTACGAATCATAGACAATACATTTTCCATCTGATAAGGAGCAGTATGATGAACACTTGTACCTCTTTTTGAGAGTTCCTGTTCAACCATACCAAACAATTCTGACCACATTGTATTAGCTGCTAAATCAGCTGCTGGAACCCAAAGTGTGTCATCACCAGAGAAAAGTTGTACTTTATAACGCCAACTATTTCCAAGTTGTACTGGATCTTCAATAACCCTAAGTTGGTATACTTCTGGTTTATCACCTACGATATGCGATGTAGCTTCAAAATACCTTTCAGAGAAACGCATATAGAAGACACCTCTATTTAATCCAGCCTGAGCTGCATCTGTAATAGCAGTTGTACAAGCGAGATCTGAGTAAGCCCCAATAAGAGGAATACTACGTTCATCAGAACCTTGAAGGAACCACCTGTAAACAACATCATCCCCAATCCACTCAGTAGGAAGTTTCTTCATAAAAGACACAAAATTATCTGTACCAACATTAAGTTCGTACAATTGATTCATTGTGTTACTTATGATTTCAGGTTCCTGCATACCAAGCCAACCAAGGTGAGATTCTCTTGTCAGTCCACTCCAATGTTTAGGATCAACGATTTGTAACGGAGAAATTTTATTCATATTTATCTAAATTTAAAGCGATTTTCTTATCTTGCAAATAATCCTCTCATTGAGTCTAGATTATCTTTTGTTGTTTTATCTAATTCAGCAGTACGTAATGTAGGTGCTCCAGTTCTAGATTCTGTATTATTTTTACTCTTAAGAGCAGTTTCTAATGCACTAATTTCTTTAGTTGTTTTAGCTTGACCTGCTTTATTCCAAGGTTTACCTTTTTCAAAGAACCCAGTAGCAAGTGCATATGCTAATCTTTCATCAAAAAACATTGGATCTTCAGCTCTTTTAGCCCAAATAGCATTAGTAGTTCTACCTTTATTATCTTGTACTGGTTTTGTTATATTTTCAAACATCTGTGTTTTAGTCTGTTTGTTTATAGGAACACCAGGAATAATTTCTTCTATACTATTAATATTATCTTTTAAAGATTCAATACTACGTCTATTCTCTTCTTCTATAAGTTTCTGTTGCTTCTCCGCCTGTACAGCTTCATTAGCAATTTGATCTTTTATAAGACTTTTAATAGTAGTATGATATTCTTTTGAATCTTCAATATCATCTCCTAAATCAATACTACTTTGTACAAGTTTTTCTATTTTAGCATCTGGCATAGAAGTAGTTAATTTGAAATAATCTATCATTACTTGCTTACGTAATTCAGTATTTTCTTCTTTAATTAACTCATCTACTTTAATACCATCAAATCTAGTCTTTAATTCTACTAGTGAACCAGCTGTTTCTGTTGGTACACCCTTTCCAATTAAATTTAAATAATCTTGATATCCAGTATCTAAATCAGATTTGGCTGCAGTAATATTAGCATCAATCTCATTTTTAATAAGATTACGCAATGCTTCTGCATCCCCTGAAATTTTTGCATCTTCCAAAAATTTCGTTTCATCAAAAGATGATAATAGCCCCTGTGCCACCAAGTCTCTAGCAAAGATTACGGTAAAAGGAGCATCAGAAGTTTCTTCAGTTGTGTTCTTAATGGGGACAGGGGCTTTCTCATTTTTCTTTGTAATGTCCTCAACTTCAGTCTCAACTTCCTTTTCAGTCTCTTTTAATTCCGTATCCTGATTTTCTAGAATAGAATTAATATTTTTTAATGATAAAGGATTATCATTCTTTTTTTGTTCTTCTACCTTCTTTTCGGTAGACTCTTTAACCTCAGTTTCAATAGCTGGAATAGATTCTAACATTGTGTTAATATCTAAACCTCTATCAATTTCTAGCATTTCTCCTAGATCTTGTTCAAATACTTCTTTTTCCATAATTGCTCCGTAAAGATAATTGATTACTTTTAATATACAATACTTATTTTAAAATTCAAATTTGTGCTATAGCGTAAATATAGATCATCTACTATTTTCTAGTAGGTGTTGGTTTATTTGCAATTTTCTTTTTAATTTCAATCTCTCTGTCTTTTTGCTCTTCTTTTTTACGATTAACTCTCTTAGTTTCTTCGAGTGAATCTTTTTTAAGATTTATTTCTTGAGACTTATCTTCAACTGGAAGAGATTGAGTTTCTGAAGAATTCTCAATTTCCATTCTCTTAACTTCAATAGCAGTTTGAGCAGTAAGATCAGCCTTATACTTTTCAAGAGCTTCTTTACGAAGTTCAATTTGATCTTGCCTTTGTAACTCAGCCTGTTGAGCTTGCATTTGCATTTCCTGTTGTTTAAGTTGTTGCTGTTGAATCTGTTCTTCAAATGCTTCAAATTTTCTTTGAAGTGATGCAGGATCTTGAGTACGATAGAGTTCCATAACCATACTAATCACACCACCATTCTGCATAAATGGTTGTACAAGAGATTTAAGAGTATTCATCATATCCTTATCAATTGCACTATTTGTTGAGTAAATACCAAATTCAGTTTCAGTAAACTGTTGACTATCAAAATCTAACACTGCCTGACTTCCATCTCCAAGAATAAACTGCCTTTTAAATTTTTGATCTTTCCAGGCAATTTTAGCTGTTTCTAAATATGCATTAATAGATCTATTAATATAATCATCATGTATACTAAAATATTTAGCTGTATTTAGTGAACTCTGCTTAACACCTCTCTCCACACCACCAACTGTTTCTCTTGCTTGTATAGCTCCCTTACGTTGATCTGTGATACCAACTATATCTTGAATTCTATTTTCTAAGAATGTTAAAATCCCTAATAAATTTTGAATAACTGCAGCATCTCCAATTTCTATAGAACCAGAACCTCTATTCATATTTCCTGAAAGTTTTCCAAGAGAAGCTCCCTTCTGACCTTCATTAAATTCGTCCTCAAATACAATCTTCATCTGATCCATATAGAATAAGAATTGATCCATAGTAAATTGATTTGGAATCATGCTTGTGCTTATCCTAGCCATTTTACCCTTATAGGTTTTCAATTCTTCCCATAATTTATGCATAAAGTAGTTATAGGTTAATTGATATGGTTTACCTAAGCTTACAAAAGATAATGATTTTGAATCATTTGTATTAAAAATATTACCTACAATTCCTGGACTACATTTACTTGGATTATCCATAGATCTAAATTGTACTGGTCTTGGTCCCATCTTAACATATATATCATCACCTAATTTAGTAACTTCATTCCATTCACCTAGCCAAATCCAGGTTACATTCTGTAATTCTATATCTGATAGTGGATAATCTTCATCTACATACGTCTTTTGTATATCACCATTCTCATCTATAAATGGTAATACTCCAACTTTTTTCATACCTTTCCATAATACTCTGAGCTTACGTACATTCCCATAATTATCAAAAGATCCACCAAAAAATGATGCCTCAGATTTATTTGCTGTAATTATTTGACCAATTCCACCTTGACTAGTAATCCAACTAGATAAATCAATTGGAGTATGAATTAATTGATTTTTAAATATTTTATTAGATGCTCCTGATGTATAAGCATATCCTTCTTCAAGTTTCTTAATTTGTGAGTCTTTTAACTCATCATGGTACTCATCTATACACTGTCCTACAGGTACATATGAAAGTTCTATAATTATATCAGAATCTTCTATTCTATATGTGTTACCACTTCTTATTGTAAAGAAAGAAAGAGGATTTCCTTTTCTGATAATTGGTTCACCACCTACAATTTCACTAATACTAATTTCTTCACCAGCTGTTAGTAAGTCTTCAAAGGACTTACTAAAAGTTTCTTTCATATTATTACTAATATAACCATATTGAACTATCTGAGAAGCCATAAGTTCACGCCTATCACGATAGTTAAACTTCATCCATTTAGCTTGTTGTTGTATTGCTTGTGCTGCCTCTTGTTCTGAGAAATTCTTAGAGACCACCTTCTCTAGAATTGATTTGTTGACAAGGGCAGTTATTTCTTCAAGCTTTGCATTAATAAGATCAGGATTAGACATAGTAATCAATGGATTAAAACGTGCCTCACGTTCTTCTCCTAAGAGTACTGCCATATATGAATTTAATAGGGGATAATTACGATAAGTATTATCAAATTTTGCTTCAATCTTATAAGGATTAATTACTGCCTGCATTTCTTTAGGATCAATAATATTATTAATAAGATTTATATTACTGAGTTTTTCTGCCATAGATGCACGGAGACCACTATCTACATCAAACCCTACAATGGTATCAGCTGCATCAGCACATTCTTTATAATAAGATTCAGTTTTTTGCTTACGACTCCTTTTCTGAAAAGGGAAGGACATTTTTGAGACATTGGAAAAAGTGGTGGCCATATTTTAAAATTTTTATTTTCGGGTGCAATTTAAAAAAAATATCAATACAAAGGGTAAATTTTTATTATGGGTATAGCGTAAGTAAATTAAAAATTTGGATTATCTATTAGAATTTAAAGATTTCGCTGGATTAGTCACCTTCTTCAAAGGATTACCAGCAAATCTATTAAACCAAGGATCATCAGTAATTGTTTTAATCTTATCCTCATATTTATGTTGTTCAAACTTTGCCCTATCTGCTCTTAATATCATACACATTCCCATAGCAGAAACACGGTCATAGTTATCATCTGGATTCCAGGTCATTAATTCTTTTAAATAACCTATTGATCTAACCTTATGTAAATTTAATAATCTAGGTTGATCTATTAAATTACCATTTACATCTACCTCTTCTTTCTCAAAAGGATTATATGCCATACTAATTAACCAATCTGCTTGTAGTTTACGTCCCCAAGAGTTAACTACTTTATTTGCATTAGTTCCCTTAGCTCTATTACCAAATGCAGTACCTTTAACATAATCCATATCTCTTAATATAAGAGGTGTATCACATAAATATTGTAAATTTCTTGTTGTGTCAAAATGTTGAAATAGACCTTTAAGGTTATTTTCGTAGTTAGCTATAGCATTATAAAATCTTAAAAGTCGGATACAATTATCATAAAACTCTGCTGCTAAAGATGGTCTACCACTATACTCTGCTACAATTCTATCTGTCCATGTATCAAAGATAAATATTGAACCTAATGAATTTGTATAGGTTCCAGCATCAGAATCAATAGGGTCAATACCAGCAATATACCTATAATAAGGTATAGTGCCATCTGGTAATCTATGTGGCATTTCAAATATTTCAGTACATCCAATTCTATCCATTTCATCCTTAAGAGGA